TCGGCACGAAATAGCATGACGCTGACTGCGTAGGGTGTGGGGTCAGGCTGCAATGTTCCCACGAACGAAGAGGGCCAGCTTACCGTTCTACCGCCAACAGAATCCTGCGCAAAATAGAAGGCTATCAACTGGCCTGCCGTAACGCCGCTGATTGTAGATGACGTGATGTTCCCCGCCAGCGTCATCTGGAATCCGTTTGAATCTGCGGCATTGAAAATGGGTGTGGGAGAATACGCAACTGATACTAGATTCGGCTCTGTATCCGCTTCGGTGAGAATGTTTGCCAGCACAGCGGCAAGTGCACTCACACTAGCATCGCTTGTGCTGTATCCCTTGTTTGCCATCATCTGGCCAAAGGCTGCGCAGAACACCGTAGGCTGATATGTTGCCTTGTTCAGCGTGGCAGAAGGTACGATGTTATCGACAGCGTAGCCGCCCATGCGCTGCGAATCGGCGAGGTATGCTGCATCGTTCTCCTGATTCGTTTCTGACGGATTCCAAGGTAAAAAGTTCGTTGTTCCTGCCATGATTCACCTATGCCAATTTGCCAATATCCACGCCTGCGATGAAGCTGTTGGATTCGTCCGTTCCAAAAATCGGGAAGTCGCCGAACACATATGTGTAGAGAACGCCCTCCGGTCGTGGAACGATGTAACCGTGAACGATCAAGTCCTGAACGATACTCGTAAACGTGCCTGATAGAACTATTGTACAGGTCATGTTTTGGTTGTCGTTGATGATGATGCTGCCCACGGTAAACAGTTGCTTCCAGATGGGATATAGTTCACTTTCTGTTCCATCCCACTGATTCGCCGCGATGGTTGCCTGAATCAGTAGCGCATAGGTCACATCGTCCAAAACCGGACTCACGCCACCTGATGGTTGAAACCCAACCGTGCGACTCACCCCGGCAATCTGGCCGGCTACGTCGAGTTGTAATCCCTGCGCCGAGCCAAGATCGAAAGCCTCAGTCATTCCCGCAATCATGTTTGTTGTGTCATTTAGAGGCGAGAGCAGATCGTAGAGCCAGAAATTCAGGTTTGGGGCAAGTCGATATTCTGAGGTCAACAAACCGAGATAGTAATAGATGCTCATGCTGTACAAAGGACCAGTGTCAGCAATTCCATACTTGCCCGACCCGTACCCGCTTTGTGAGAAAAGTGGCATCTATGCCTCAGTCACAATGATGTTTGCAAGCGTTCCCTGTGCAACCTGATAGTAAGAAAGGGTAATGTCGGTCGTGCCGGAAGGTGACGAAGTGATTCCGGTAAAGAGCGATGTGATCGAAAATTGAGGCGTCAGAATGTTTGGCATGACCGAAGAAGCCACGGCATAGAACGCTGAATAAGTGACCGTCTCGCCAATCTGTAGGCTATTGAGATACGCAAAAATCGCGGCTTGAATTGCCGTTAGCGTTGCGGTCGTATACCCGGCCAGTCCGTGTATCACCATTGTGGCGTAAATTGGCACGTAGGTAGGCCGCTGGAAGCCGATGGTAGTTACGGTACCTGTATTCGCATCTGTGACGGGAACGCTGGTAGAGCCTGCCGTGGAGTCGGGGTTCGTATAGACTCCCAATCCTCGTTTCTGGTAGATCGCCGTCGCCACATTGAGGTCAAGACCGCCCTCCACAACCATGCTGACCGAATGAGGCGGATTGCCCCAATAGTCAATGCCTCCAGTCGGATTCTCAATAGAGCTTCCCGGCCCGGAATCGGGCGTAGGAGTGCCCGTAGCGTACCGGGTGACTCCTGGGACCGCCGCTATGGCTGCGATGGTGCCAGCAAGCCGTGTGAGCGATGGGGAGGCCACTGAGAGCGCCTGACGAGCCCTAAGCTGCGAGTCAGACTCAACGGGAAGGCCAGGAAGGGCGGCGGAGGGGTTTATAGCCCCGGTCCAGCCCGCCGTGGCGCCGCCTGAGATGGTGGTGATAGAACCCGCCTGGGCCTGAATAGCCCCTACCGTCTGGCAGGTAATGCCCACAGTGACGCTTCCACTGTTAGGGATGGTAACGGATACGGGTAGCGACCAAGCGTTTCCTTGCGTATCCGTCACCAGACCATTCGTTATAACCGTTCCGGCAACACCAGAGACGGTCAAGGGAGCCGTGGAATATGAAGCGGGAAGCCGAGCAATGCCATTCATTTTTACGATGCTGTCGAGGTCAGACCCAACCGCTGAGATAGGCGAACGCGCATTGTAGGCAAGTTGTGAGGCCAGATTGCAGTCGTAAACTTTCAGCGCGAAGATGCTGATTTCCTGATACTTTGCCGTGTCCGTTCCAAGATAAACGACTTGAGGGTAGATTGCCCTGTACCCGCTGATGAGGTCATTGATGATGCTCTGGTAGGAAGGCAGCACTAGGCCGGCTGTCGGTGATAAGTAGGGCGCGACGTATGCTGGAGTTGCCATTATGCTGTCACCTGTGCGCTCGAACCGGGCGCGTTGCTTACTATCAGATTACCAAATTGCGTACTTACGGTTGCCGTAAAGGTGGAGTTGAGTGTTGCCGTGTTGTGTACGAAGCTAAAATCAACGATTTGCAGGACATACGGACAGGAAAGAATCGTCTGCTGAATGATGAGCATGACCCCGGCCTGATTTGTAGGAGAACCGCTGGAACCGATGAGCGACTGGAAAAGCGGAAAACCAATAGTCAGATTCTCCCACCACTCTGACAAGAGCAGCCGGAGAGTCGTGTAGATGATTTGTGCCACCGCGTCCAAGTCGGCAAGGAACACTGGTCCATTCGCTCCCTCGATAGGATCGTTGTTGGCATCGTTCTTCTGTACCATGATTGTCGGTGTGCTCATCATTGTCCCTGTACTACCGTTGTAACGCTGTTAAGCGGAGGAAGAATCCCCGCATATCCCTTGCTCTGCAAGAATGGAAGAATGTTCACATTCCAGTAGGTCAGAAAATTCTTAGTCATCAAAGCAGCCTCGGTACTCCCGTCTCCCAGTTTAATTGACGGCGCGGTGAGCGTGATTCCCGCTGCCGCAAGGTCAATCACCACAGTTCCGCTGTCATTACGAAGCTGTGCGCTAGTGGTTGAGTAGTTTGGGATCACATTCGGAACGCTACGCACTCCAAACTCTGCGAACGCATCTCCGATGTCGTGCCGGAACAGAGCGCCGTCAGGCTGTTTCTGGACTCCGCCGTTCTGCCACCACAGATCGAACGCCATGTCCTGAAAAGATAGCTCACACTCATCCCCGATTTTGATTGGCAGCGTTAGACTCCATCCCCCGCCTGTAGGAATCTTGATTGGCACATCATCAAGGACGGGAAGAGCGGTAATCGTTGGGACCGCGCCATTCCTGATGACTTCCTTTATCGTAGGCTGAACAGAGACAGTCATCTTCTGCGGGTTGAAAGCATTCCCTTGGGGATTGGCAACAACGATAGCCGGAATATGGCACCAAAAATTGCACTCGAATTGATGCAGCGCAATGTCTATAGGAGCAGACTTGATGCTCATCCTTTGCTGCAACGGAATCATCCCTAAAGTGGTCATTCTACACCCCCAAAATAATTATCTTGACATTGTGATACGCATAGTGATACGATTTGAGAAATGGAGGAATCATGTACACAATTACGATGATTTACACCTATGTTTCCGGTCCATTCGCCGGTCAGTCTGTCAGAAACATTATGGGATTCCCTGGGAAAGAAGTTGCAGAATCGGTTGTACGGTTTCTTGAAGAAATTCCTGACAACCCGGCATATCAGCGCATGATTACCTGTGACTGGATTAAGCAGCCTGGCGCAGACTATACGAAAGAATTGGAGGCATCTATTAGCGGGAAAGAAGAGCAACTTGATTGCGCTCGTAAACTGATTCAACAAGTTCGCAGAGCTAAAAGGCTCCATCTGGATATTGTCAGTTCCGAAGGATGGCCGCTGATGGGGTATTTGCTCACCATTCACGCCCTTCTCCAAGTAATGTTCAAAGACGAATTGGAGGTGGATAAATGACCAAGGGGAAAATGATAGACACGTCTGATGTGTTTCTCGTTCTTTGCGGACTTTGGATACTTCACTGCATAGGATGGTTGTTTTGAAGAAGAGGAGCAAAAATGGATACTCTGATTGTCCGTTGCCTAAATTGCAAGAAGGATTTCTACGAAGACCCACGCAATGCTGGTCATGTACCAGAGCATCGCTGTCAGGGAAAGATTTGCGCCAATTGCGAGCACTCACTAAATGAACATTTTGGAATAACCAGATTTGCGGACGATCAGGGATCGTGTGGCCATCAGGGCTGCAAATGCGAGGATTATGTTTCCCCGTTCTCGCCGCGTCCGTGGGATTGAAAATCATCATCGCGCAGCCCTCGGATCAGCCGTCACCCCAGAAGCGATTGCAGCTTCCTTGGAGTCATTTATCATTTGTACAATTCCTGATTTGGTGTTTAGTCCGACAATCTCTGTCTCCCACGTATTTCCCCGACTATCGCCCCGGAATTGTAATGCATTTACAAAATAGAATCCATCAGGATTTAATACCGGGCGCGGCCATTGTTGAGGGTCAAGCTGCA